CTAACTATCTGATTTATCAGTGTTATTAGCGATTTTCCCCGCACTAGATTTATGGGTGCGGGATGTTTCGTTCTCAATCTGATCCGCAACCCGCCTTGATGAGCGTATCCCAAGTGAAGCGCGATCAGCCTTTTTCGTGTAAGTTTCAGCCTGTTTCAGATTGGTCCAGCCGTATTGCGCCATTAATTCATGAGCCGCCGCACCGGCATTCGCTGCCAAGGTGGCCGACAATTTTCGCAAACCGTGAGCATTCAAATTTAAGCCTGCTTCCCGGCAGCGCGCCCCGAACCAATTCCCGAAGCTCTCCTTCACGAATGGCGTTCCAAGCTCCGAAACCAGAAACGACAGATCGCCGGTGTCTGTGCTCGCAATCGTATTCATCAATGTTTCTGGAAATTCGACGGTTATTACTGCGCCCGTTTTCTCGGTGCGCATGGTGAATATGTTGCCGTCCATATGCTGGCGACCAGCCTTCACCACATCCGACCTGCGCAAGCCAGAGTGAAGTAATAGCTCGCAAGCGAGGCGAGGCTTTGTTCCGACCGGCCATTTTTCGCAGAACCGCTTGTAATCCGCGATTGTCCAAGCGTGGAAGCCTTCGGTTTTGTAACGAAGGTTCTCCACGCCATCGGTCGGATTGATATCCACATGCCCATTGCGGTGTGCCCAGAGAAAGAGGGCCTTCATCGCCTTGAGGAAGTTGTTGGCTAGGGCAGGACGGTCGGCGCGGGCGTCAATCGCCTGTTCAATCGCCTTTCGGTCGATTTCGCCATATGAGGCATTGCCAGACTTTTTGATTGCGTCCAGAAAAAAGTTTTCCTGCTGCCTGCGGGTAGCATCAGAATAACCCTTCCACTTCCCGCTTTCCTTATATCGATCGACAAGCCAACGCAGGCTTTGCATTGGCGCATCAACTGGCCGCTTATAAGTCGTTTTTCCCGCAAATGCCGCCGCATAAGCTTGTTTGAATTCTTCCGAGTTCAGATCGTCAGGCAAGCGGATGCGAGGTCCTTTTCCTTTGCGGAAATAGAACTTCACGGTTTTATGGCGCGTGATCTCGCGCACGACATGAACTGGCAACTTGCGTGGCATGTCGGGCATTACAAGCGCACCGTGGCCTTTTTGCCAATAGCCTCATTGCTGTTCGCAACGGGGATATCGGGCGATACGCGATAAATCGCACCATCTATGACGGCCTCGATCTTGACGCCTTCCTGCTTGGCTATTGCAGCCATGCGGCGAAGATCGGCCTGTTTAATTGCGGCTCTCTTGGTCATTCTCCACCTCTAAAAATGTGATTTGTTTCCGTTTCGTTCTTGCTGTAATCCGTGCCGCCTTGGAGGCTGTCATGGGTACATTCAGCACGAACGCGACATTGGGTGATTGCAAGCGTTACGGGCATTTGCTGACCGCGTATTGCAACGGGTGCCACCACAGCAAAGAGCTTGATATCGACTGGCTGATTGAAAAGCTCGGCCCAGAGCATGGCGCATTGAGAAAAGACCTTGCGCACAAGCTTCGTTGCTCGGCCTGTGGTGCCACGAAGGTTCAACTTCTTTCCTCGCACATCAGCGCGTACCGAAGGGGCATTTCCAAAAATCCGTGGGGCGGGACGTGACATCCTCACTCCCTTTCCCGCAGGGCGGCGCGGCCTTTTTGCCACGCCTTGAAAGCTAGGTGCGCCGGAAACTCGTCGTAGCAATTACGCCTTTCATTCCATGTCGCCTCAAGCCCATGAATTTCTAGGAGCCATTTTTCGAACAAAGTCCTATCTTCATCCAATTTCATGCTACCCTCGCAAACTCGCCAAAAGCTCCTAGCGCTGCCGCTGAATAAGCGGCATGAGCTTCCAATTCTGTTTTGTACAATCCGAGATACCTGCGATTACCGTTGAAGCAGATTTGCGCCTGCCATCGACCTCCGACCCTTGTGACACCCTTATATTTAGATGACAGTCCACGCTGCTTGGAGGTGTTGGCCCTATTGAGAGAGTGATCTGCAAGGCGGAGATTAGTCCACCGGTCATCGGTCCTGTCTAAGTTCACATGATCGATGATGCCAGTAGGCCACTCGCCTGTGACGCTGTACCATGCCAACTTTGCCGCAATGTATTGAACGCCTCTAAATCCGATGCGCCTGTATCCATCGCTATTGAAGTGGCCGGCCACCCCGCCAATTTTGGTGTTGACGGCGGATTTTTTGATCCAGGTGAATAGACCTGTTTCTTTGTCATACGATAAGTATTCAAAGATTTCCGGTGACGGTGGCGGAAGAGGGGTCATCTGCGATCCTCCTTCTCCACACCGCCTTTCAGGGCTTGGCGTCCGGGAGCCAATTCATTCAGGCTTTCATCCCAGCATTCGAATGAGCATGTCCACAGCCCATCCGCTGACTTAGCACCGAATTTATCGCCGCCATCCTCGACTTCTCGCGTGTCCACAATCCTGCCGCACATGCAGCAATTCGCAATGTCGGTCAGCTTCAGGTTAGCCATCGCTCTGCTCCCCAAGTGCGGATGCGGCAAATGTCGGCACAGGACGCCAGAACGTTGTCCAGTTGATCATGTCGCCCAGACTATTCCATTCCTTCAACTCGATACGCTGTTCCAAGACGCCTTCATTCCAGCGGAGAAGCGCGGTCGGCATTTCCTGTGTCGTTACCGTCTGGTCGGGAAGGGAACCGGCCATATCAACGTAGATTTTCGGTTGTTCCTTACTCGGCATTGCTGGCCTCCCCTGCGTATCTGTCTTTAAATCCGCCGATACGACCGCATTTCTCGCAGATGGTTGTATGGCTACGATACATGAAGTTCTTTGGACCGAAGGAAATATCGTAGTGGTCAACGACATGGCCCGTTCGCCGCCAATCGTGCCAGCATCCATGGATAATGAATTGCAGGAGCTTAATCACGATCTGGCCTCCTTTGCGCGCAAGAGGGCGATACACTTGGCTCGACGCTCTGGCGTGAGCGTGTAATCGTAAGCCCAGTACGTTTCGCATTCCCCTTTCGTTGTGGTGAAAATAACCTTCGTCCCTGCCTTGTTTGCGCGGGCGGAAGCATATCGTTTGTCGGGCTTGAAAAGCGCCACTTCGACAAGCACATCAATTCGGTTGTCAGGCGCGTCTAGCTTGGAGAGACGGGTAATGAGGGCTGAAGTCATCACCAATCACCTCCATCATTTGGAATATCGAAAGAGGCTATGAGGTTTTCTTGCTCGACGTTGCCTAGCTTATCCATGACACGTTCGCCGCGTTCCCCGACGCGGAGAACATTAAGTGCTCCGCCCGAACAGAAAACCCATAGGGACGGCGGCCATATCTTTTCCAGCGCCTTTAGGGCTTTAATCGCTTTCCTTTCCTCCGGGCTCATGGCTGGCCTCCAATCGCTGATCGGCTGACATTCCAACTTTCCATGACGTAAGGCTGCTGCCCGTCTACGGTCAGAAGCTCGTGCATCAATTCGGAGCAAATAAAGGCCATTGCTGTGGATTGGTCCTTGAACACCGTGACCGGATACGGCTTAGCTCGCTCATCCATTGCGCACCATTCACCCGGTCCGCCTCGCAGTCGAAACAGCCTACCGTGCTCGCGAGAAACGATATCCCAATGACCGAAATTGCGTCGGACTACGCTAAATCCTTTGATCATGACTTCCTCCCTGCAACTAACCAGATGGCAGCGAACCCCACCAATAAGACGGCAAAAATCATCTCTGGGTATGTCATGACGGCTTCCCTCCCAGCACTGCGCGGATAGCAGCATGCGCCGATGCAATGGCATCCGCCTGCAATGCTTCGTCAGCTACCGTCAGCGCCTTATTAGCCGCCGCGAGCTTGGTTTCTAGGGCTTCGGTTTGCTTCTTGCCTTCGTTGTAAAGCTTGTTTCGCAAAGCTGTGACGCAGACCGAAATCTCGTTGACGCTCAAGCCAATACCATTCGTCCCGCCCATTGTGGCATGACTGACGATCATGGTCCGCTCAGCCTCAAGCTCCTTAACCCGCGCAGTCAGTGCCGCGTTGTCGGCTTCGAGGGCGTGAAGCTTTTCGTCTGCCTCAAGCAAGCGCTCATGGGTAGCGTGATAACGTTTGCGCCATTCATCCTTCTCCGCCCGTTCCGCCGCCAATAGCTCCAAAGCCTGCGAGCGGGTGACGAGTTCGCGGACGGAGAAGCCATCTTTTCGGTAACGGTCTGGAAAGCCCGTTGGCAGCCATTCTTGCGTCTGGTCACGCCAATACTGATGTTCCACCGTCTCCAACTCCCCGCACTTGCCGGTAGCATCCGGCGATACGGGAGCAACGGGGGTGGGGCGGGTTTTGCTGTCGGCCCAAACTTTTACAGCCTGCCTGCCAACGCTGTTTTCTTCACGGACGGTTTTGAGAGCGCGCATCATCGGTGAAGTCATGCCGCGTTCATCGCGGCTTAGACCGATATTGCCACGCACCCATGACTGGCGCTGTTCTTCCAGCATTTCCGCCTGTTGCTCTGGCGACAGGGCTTTAAATGCGGCGACGGCTTTCTTCAAAAGGTCTTCACTCGCCATGACGGTCGCCTCCTGATGGGTGGGTGGCAAGAATTGCGCGGCCAATTAGTTCTGGGATTTGCGGGACTACAGCGTTCCTGTAGGCGTCAGTTGATGCCACCGATCTGGGAAGCCCATCATCCATCCTTCGAAACTTGGACAATGCAGCTTCCCAATTTCCGTCCCACGAAATGGGTTGCTGCTTCCGCCCCACTCGTCCAATCGCCCGGAGGTATGGTTCCGTCCTCCGTTCACTCCCGATGGGGTAGGCAATAATCCATGTCCTAGATCGCCAGTGCGGCGCACCAACGGACGCTGCGGGTATATCTGCCCATTCCGCATCATACCCGCGACCGGCCAGGCACCCGAGTACTCGATCAAGGCCTCTTGTTCGCAATGCCCCAACATTCTCCACAATGACGAAAGATGGTCGAATTTCGCCAATGAGGCGGTCGAATTCATACCAAAGGCCGCTGCGCCCTCCATCAAGGCCTTCACCCTTGCCCGCGATGCTGATGTCTTGGCAGGGGAACCCTCCGCATATGACATCAACGGCAATTCCATCGGCAGCAAGTCGGGCTGCTGTGAGTTCTTTAACGTCATGGTAGCAAGGCACCTCTGGCCAGTGTTTCCCTAAGATGCGGCGGGGAAACTCTTCGATCTCGCAGAACGCCACGGTTTCAAATCCTCCCGTGCGCTCAAGCCCGAGAGAAAAACCACCAATGCCGCTGAAAAGATCAAGAACGCGAAGCTTGCTCATCCCGCCACCTCCTGAGAAGGTGCAGATGGGAGACGGTCGAGCCGTTCGATTTCAGCGAGGATGAGAGCGCCAGCTTTGACCAGATTGCGGCGATAACCGTCAGGCTTCCACCAAGCGTCAGACCACGGCCACTTCAATGGCACAGTTGGAAGGTGCCTGCGTTCCTTGTTCGTAATGTAACATGACGCTGCGCGGGCCATTTCGCCATTGCTATGCTGATCGTCATGCTCTGGCGTCCAGCCTTCGGCCTCGACTTGACGGCGGCGTTCGGCCAGCACATCACGCGCTGCGGCTGACTGCTCCCCCTCGACCTTACCGGCGTCGGCAGGGTCCGGGGAGGATAGGGTGCGGATGGCGGCGGCGATACGGGCGCCGTGCCCCATATCAAGCGGGCCACTCTCTGGCCATGTCCTTTCCGCAACCCGCGCCGCCTCCTCCAACGCCAGCTCACGCGCTGCGGATGGCTGCAATACGCCCTTTCCATCACAGATTTCGCAAAGCAGGGACGGGTAGCCGACAGGGCAAGTTTCGTCCTGCTGGATCAATGTGCATGGGCAATCGGCAGCGGATGGCTCAAGCGCGGAGAGGATGACCGACGAAAGCCGCGACCAATCCGAAAGGGACAGGTTCATCTGAACATTAGCCAGTTCTTCCACGGCTTTGCGCGCCGCTTCAATCTTGGCGCTGTTCACCTGCACCGCTGCTAGATGCGGGGCGGCGGCGGTGAGGATGCCCTGCCGAATGAAGGACCATGCACCCGCTCCGCACTCCTGCTCTAATCGCGGCGCCACTGCATCCAACCCGTGTTCAAGTTGCAACCTTTTCCCTTCTCTCCAGAACTCATCCTTCATGTAAACTGAAGACAGAATTGAAGAAATTTCGGAGGGCGCTATCTCCGGCAAGTCTGATAATGCCTTTCGGAAAGCGGCGCGGAGCTTTGCCTTGTAATTCAACACGGCTTCTCTCTCTGCCGCCTGTACTGCCTGTTCTGGGATGGTCATGGGCGCGCACCTTCGCTAACAGGGCGACCGAATATGTCGCGCTTACGGGGAGGGAGTTCTTTTGTGAGGCGTTTCGGCTGCTTTTCAGCGGCAAGCTTTGAAGATGGACGCTTTGCGCCTTTGAACTTCGCTTCCCGGCGCTTCGCCTCTGCGATGAGCGCAACGTCCTGCTTTGTCTTGATCGCATGGCACTTCTGATGCGCCAGCTTGAGATTGTCGTCGCTGTTGTCGCCGGTCATTGCCAGCGGGTTCACATGCTCGATTTCCCAAGCATCAAGGCTGGCGTCGATCTTTCCTGAACAGATATGGCAGATACCCTTGTTCAAAGCGAAAAGTCGGGTACGCTCTTTCGTGGAGAATGATTTACGCGACATGGTTCACCTCCGAAAAATCAGAGAGCGAAAGCACGATATCCAGATGAAGCGCGCACTCACGGTCAAACGGGCCGTAAACTTCTGTTTCTAGCTGCTTAGTCTTTTCAACCTTCACGGCATCGAACGGACGGCTGCGGAAGTATGATTTGATGAGGAGAGGCTTGCTCATGCGACCTCCTGCCGGACATAGCCGTAGGTTTTGGCGAGCCAGCGTTCAGCCTTGAGAAAGAAGGCTTTGAATTCGGCTTCGTCCATTTTGTCGAAGGAAATTGAACCCGGAATAGCTATGGTCAGGCCGCTAGGAAGCGTTACAGGATCAATCACACCATTCTGGAGCTTGAGAATTTCGTGCAGACGGTCGGCGGTATAGTCGAGGCCGTATCCGTCAACGACTTCCTGTATCATTGCCCAATAGGCGCGATGACGGGAGACATTGCGGAACTGCTTTATTTCGACCTTGACCAATTCACCGTTGCGAATGCTGTCCAGTGCGGCCATGTCGAAGTCCATGGCCGGAACAAGAGCATTTCCCCTGCGGACGAAACCATAAACGGGCTTTTCTCGCTTGCTCATGGTTCACCCCGCGTTCACAGGGTGAGAGTTGAGCATTGCACGAAGAACGCGGGCGATCTGGTGCTTGCGAAGATCGAAGGCCCGTTGAAGTGCTTCTTCATCCTCGGTCAAGGTGGCTTCAACGTCGAAGTCATCCCAGATTTCTACAATCTGTTCCTCGGTCTTGCCGGTCGCCATGGCTTCGTCCAGTTCGGACAGAAAAGCCTCAAGATTGAAGGCCTCGCCGTCATTGACGATTTCGGCTTCTTCGACGGTTTCCGGCTGCGGAGCTGCAATGGCAGGCGAAGGCGGGGACGGTGGGCTAGGCGGGGATGGAGGCGTGACGTTGACGGCTTCCTGTTGTGCAGAAATATCCTGCACTTCTTCCGCGATGCCGAGGCCGCGCAGCACATCAGAAAATCCATCACGTAAGGCGAAGGCGCGGGCACGCATCTTCAGCATGCGGTCTGAATACTGCGACCAAGGACCAGACTTACCCCAGAGCGAAGCCTTGCGGGCGTCAGCTACGGAGAATTCACCAAGCTTTGCCTCTGGATCGCTTTTGCGCTTCACGAGGCAGAGAGCCTTGCGACTATCCCCGGTTCCTTCAAACCATTCCTTGAAGCTTTCCATCTTACCGGAAGCTTGAACAAGACCGAGAGCGCCGTCACCCCAGAGGGTGGCACGGCTATTGATGACGGCAATCGACTGCAAAGCCGCCATCGGAGTTAAACCGACTTCCATACCGTGCATGATTGCAACCATGGCTTTTTCAGGCGTTTCCAGTCCCTTCGGAGCCATGCCCGCTTTGCAGACTGCGGATGCAATGCGCCATGCGCCGTCGAAGTCCTGCGGGACAATAGCGCTTACCTTGCCGCCAGCATGAAGGGCGGGGAGACGATTTGTTTCATGATGAGCTACAGCGTTCATTATGCGGCCCTCTGTTCTTCAAAGCGCTCAACGCCAACAACCTCGACACCGGCGCGAACCGCGCGGTTAGCAAGCTGCTCGACAAGAGCTTTCATTTCGGGGTGATCTTTCAGGGCGACCAAGGCCTTGTCGTAATCAACGATCCGGGCAGAGACGAACGTGCGCAGGCTCACCTTTGCGCCAGTGCGGCCGGCGTGAGCATTCGTTGCCTGAGCGGCTTTCTCTCGCTCAGCGGCTTCCGCCTTTAACTGTTCAGCCTCGGCCAACGCCGTTTCGTCGTTGCCTCGCTCGGCGGCGCGGGCGCGTTCATCAGCCTCACGGCGCAACCTGTCGGCTTCTTCCTGCTCCTTGCGGCGGCGCTCGTTTTCAATGCGCTGCTGCTCGATCAGGAATGCATCCATATGGCGCTTGAGCTTTTTGGAAAGCTCCGCTGGGGCGTCTTTCAAATCTCGCCATTTGTCGTCTACGGCGCGACTGGCATCAAGGCTTGGCTGTTTTTCGACCTTGTGCAGGTCGGTGGCCTTCTTGGCGATGCCTGCGAGCTTCTTCGACCACACCGCCGCCTTATCGGCCTGCTCCTGAGTGGTGATTGGCGTTTTCAGGAATGTATCGGCCAATTCCTTCTCAGCTTGAAATTCTTCCTTCAAGGCTTCGTGCGGATCGTCTGGCAGATTGTGACCTTTAGGAGCAAGCGGCGCATCATCGTCCCAACCGTTTCCGTCTGATGCCTTGCGGTAAGCAGCCTCGGAAACGGGGAAACGGCAAATCCACGACCACAATTCGACCGGATCACCCATTTTGTCGCCAATCTTCGCGACAAGCTGACCATCCTGTTCCCAGATCGCGACCGGGAGCCAAGGGCCGTCTTTGCCGTTGCGCTTGCGATAAAAACCGGGCTGCGCGTCACCTTCGTGAACAGGAAGGCCCTTGCCTACCTCTTTCGGGTCAGCGAGTGCGGCGGTCCAGAAATCATAGGTATGCGTCATGCTGCCAATCCTTCTGCGTCAAGCCGTTCCAGCGCCGCATAAAGCTCGGCGTCCTTCTGATCGAGGTAACGGCGGGTTGGAATGTCGGGGTCAGTTTTCAGGAAGTGCTCGATTTCTCGGCGTTTCTGGATGATTTCTGCGCGGGAAAGAGGCCTATCCATTTGCATTCTCGCGGGCTGTGGAGAGAACCTTGTGCGCGGCCTGTGCTGCGGCTCCGAGATTCTTCCAGTCTTCATCGCCAATAAGAGCGCGGATTTCCGGGCCGAAACCGATGAGCGGTGCAAGAGAGCCAACAAGACCTGTCAGGGCGCTAATCGTGTCAGACGTGTGGATTGCTTTAGAGGCCATCAACTTCACTCCGTGCGATATCCGCCATTCTTTCGAGGTGGCAGAGCATGAGAAATGCTGCTGAAACACCAGCAACGGCGAGGGTGAAAAGGATTGTTGCGAGGGCGCAGAGGGTCATTTCGCACCGCCTGCTCTTGCGAGCGCAGCGTCAATCGACGCAACCAGTTCGGCGAACTTCGCCATAACGTAGGATGTGCTTTCGTACTCGTTGCCTTGCGGTGACGTGAATTCGGGACCGTTGCGCTCGTACATGGCGATTGGTGACTGGCAATCGCTGCGCAGCACTTCTAGCGCGATGACCAGACCATCATGAGCGTTCACGCATTTGACGATGTGGGCAGCAGTACCTTTTCGTTCAGCATGCTCACCGACAACCGCGAGAGGGCAGCCATTGTTTGCTGTGATAACAGTTTCAGGAAGTCCGTGTTCGTTGACACGGTCGAACGATCCCAATGGACACAGTGCACGTTCAGTATCGGCCATCATCTTACCTCCACCGGCTGTCAGAGCCGCGAAAGCGGGACTGTTCGTCTGTGATGAAAACGGGACTGTCCTGATTGCGGACAAAGCGGTGAGCGTGGCCCAGCTCGCTTGCGAACATGATCTTGCGGAGGCGGGCGCTAGCATTCTGATGCTCTGCCAGCCATGCATTGAATGTGGACCAAGCGCGGGCCATTACACGGCGCTGGCGGGAGTAATCACGAACCGGCTTTTCTGCCTTTACGGTCAGGCCGGTAAGCGTCCTTGCAAAGTCTGTGTGGGTTGTCTGGATAGCGGTTTGCATATCGTGTTCCTCGAATAAGCATTCGGGAAACCGCCCCTTAAGGCGGAAACCGGAAGGCTTAGAGCGCTTCCCTTGCCAAGATTTGAGCTTCGCTTTGACGGTGTTTTTCGTCGGCCCGTTTCAGTCTTTCGTCATCGACGGAACCCGCCGGAACTATTGGCTGCTTCGACTTAGTGGCTTCTCGCCAGATCATCCGCCTCATGCCGGGAGATAAAGAGCCCCAATCATCCTCGTTACCTTTGAAGGTTCCTTCCGGAAGGTCGGAAACTTCCGGAATAGGCGACTGCTTATAAGCCCAATAATGTTCCGGGCGCTGCATCAGGCAGCGACCCAAACAAGTGTTCTGTTTCCGCCTACCGAAAAACGCTCGCCCCACTTGATGAGGCCTTCGGCGCTCAATGCCTTGGCTCCGGCATCAAAAACACCCAGAGCGCACCAACCACGGGAATTGATGGCTGCGAGGATTTTAGCTTTCTGATCTTCGATGTTCATTTCGGGTGTCTCCCAACTCGTTTGTTGAGATAACCGTACAAAACGTACGAAGCGCAGTCAAGTACAAAATGTACGATATTGGTGCAAATTGTACGATTAATTTTTGACGCCAGCCGCCGCTGTGCTAGAATCACAATGCAAAGACCCGGCCAGTGACCGGGCGTTATGACGTCGAGAAATGAGGATCAGGGGAGGCGGCTATGTGAACCGCAGCGCGTGGCGCGCTTCAGAACGGGGCTTTCTTGCCCTTCAAGGAAGTTGGCCTTCCTTCTTCGGCGGCGCGATGGCACGCCGCCAGTTTTGTAAGCCAAGCGGATGCTTTAAGGGGCATTTCGATCTCGCCCGATAACCACGCATCTACTAGCGAAACATCGCATTCCAGCTTGCGCGCCAGCATGTCCGGCGTCCATCCGATATCATCAAGGCAATGATGCAAGGTTTCTGGCGTCATCATCGGATGATAATAGTTTAAATTTTCTGGGCGGAGAATGAAAAACCCCGCCGAAGCGGGGCGGGGCATTAAATTAAATCAGAATTATCACGCGCCAAATACCAGACAGGCCCCCTGAGGCCTAATACGCCGTCTTGGCGCAACCGGCTCAACTGAGGACTTAAGCTGGTGCGGTCGTAATTTTTTTCAAATCTCTCATTGATTGCAGCGAGAATGTCTAACGCCACCATGCCTTTTTGCGAATCAGACAAAACCTGAACAACGTAGTCTTTGATCGATCCGCGTCGAATTTTTACACCATTCCGGGTATAGGAACCTGTGGATTGTGGGGGCATTTGGACTCGGTTAACCATCTTCGAGTCCGCATGTTTTGGCGCAGCCTGTAATTCTTGAAGGGCTTTGTTTACCGTTGATAGCTCTTCGCCAATTTTCTTAAGTCTTTGTAATTTCGCAGAAATATCATCCTCAAGGAAAGAGAACTCTTCCGTGAGGTACCGCAATCTTTGCAATAGGATGTCGCGATTATCGTTTGTCATGATGCCAGAACGATATCATTTTTTAAAAGAAAGGCAAGATTCCGCAACGCGTGTTGTCGGAAGCTTGCGTGAAACTGGAGTTTTTGGTAAACAGAGACTGTTGCAGTGCCTGGCAAAAGAAAAGGCCCGATGGTGCAAACATCGGGCCTTGGATTTGCCAGCGTCTCTTGGGGTAGGAATGTGCCAACCAAGAGCGACGGCGTCATTAACTTCGTATAGCGCGTCTATACACCTGTTCGCCCGAGACTGCAAGTGGCACGCCCTAGACTAGGAGGTGCCCCATGGCCGTCAGGTCATGTCATCGGGTACGGGCCTACATGCGCTACCGTTTCGGACGGTGGGAAAACGTATGTGCCCATTGGCGCTGCTGCTAATTTAGCTCAGTGCACCTGAATACAACTGCTTGGTAGGCGTAGCCATTTAGCGGTGTCTGGCTGTCGGGAGAAATTCCGGCAGCATTTTTTTGTGTCGATGTGAGCGGCAGCTACCACATCTAGCGGCGGCAAAATGCCGTTAACGTTTCGGCAAGAATGTTCTTGTTTCGTTCTCATATCTGAGTCATCCTGTCGCACATAACAAGCGTACAGGGAGTAATGAGTATGGGCATGCAAACCAATTTTATCGTGCAGAGCTACACGAAGGTGAAGGGCGGTAATTTGTGCCCGGACACGCCTTTCATTGCAAAAGACGTGGCTCATGCGAAGCGAACGGCTGAACGCATGGCGGCGAGCAGCCCCATGGTTATCGCCTTCACCAATACCGGCGATGCAGAAACAGGCGATTTTGACCCGCCAAAGCTGATCTATGCTCATGGCGACAAACTGCCGCCAGAAGTCGAAGAAATGGAAAAGATATAGCGGGGGTGAAAATGATCAAATTCGCTCGCATAGAAGCTGGCAAGGAAGGTGACAGGTTAGAGCTTCTACGGGTCGCTACCCTAAACGGTGGCCTTCTCGCTGCAATGAGAAAAGCAGAGTTCAAAGCCAATGAGTTAGCGGAAACTATGGCTTTTCTGTATGGTGGAGATTGGCGTGCGCAGATTGATCATCAGGCAGAGTTTGTGATCGTGCGGCGGCATTCACCTGAATTGCATTCAAGATAATACTCAGCGCTACGGTGATATCTTGGTCATTGAGGCCGTCAATTCGCCGTAGCGTCTCAAGAATTTGTTTCTCGCCGCGAATCTTATCATCAGATGACCCGCCTTCGCCAAAGAGTATCCATCCTGGCTCAACGCCGAACAGTTCGCCATACTTCTCGGCTGCTTTGCGAGAAATCGGGCGGTTGCCGTTTTCATGGCTTATAAGCGTATTCTGATTAATGTCTTTAAAAGCGCGAGCAGCGTCACTCGGTGTTTTGTACCGAGCCTTGAGTCGCGCCTGCTTTAAACGGTCTTTTGGTTCCATTCGTACATTATGACTTAGTAATGTCGTTCATAGTGTACGATTTGGCTTGCATCGTATTCGTACGTTATGTACGATGACCGCATGATGAACACGCCAAACACCATCACCGACCTGATTGATAGCTGGGGCAAGATTGCTGATTTCGCCCGCGATGTTGGTTGCGGGTATGAAGCCGCACGACAAATGCGTCGGCGTGAAAGCATTGCTCCCGAGCATTGGGAGCAAGTTGTGACCGCGAGCAAAAGGCGCGGGATCAGAGGTGTAACAGTTGTTTGGCTTGCTGCGCAGCGCTCGAAGTCGAGGGCGGCAGCATGAGCAACTCGCGGCTCAAATCCTTTATCGACCGCGTTCTGCGCCTCAAAGAGGAAGAAGACACGATCAAGGCTGACATTCGCGAAGTCTACGCGGAAATGAAAGGCGATGGGTTCGATAAGACTGTCGCCGGTCAGTTGGTTGCGCACCTGCGCAAGGTCGAGAAGAAAGGCCGCGATGAGGTCGATAATGCCAACGCGATATTCGATCTTTATCTGAACGAATACGAGAATGGCACAGGACTTGCATCGCGTGCGCACACGCATGAGGATTCCCATCCGTCTGTCTCCCAAGCCCCCCGTGTGACAGACGATAAAGGCCGGTCCGCCGAGGAACGTGCGGACCGGCCTACAGAACAGGGCGGCGGCGATGATTAAGCCCTGCTCAATCTCAAATTCACGAACCTGCGGGGCGCTTCTTGCGCGTTCTTTCAAGTTCGGCACGGTCTCCCGCAGTAGTGGGCGCAACGTGCTGGCGCGTGGTGACGGCAGATCTTCCATTGCTAACCTGGAACAATTCATCACGTCTTTCTGCGCCTTCGTCATTCCTTCGGGCAATCGCGGCTTTGCGAGCGTTTTGCAGAACCCTCCAAGCCGCGTGTCCGATGTGTTCCATGTCCGTCCTTCTGTTTGGTTCCGGTCGTCTCTGATCAGGAACTTAGCGAGAGGCTTTGTGCATGACGGACTCAAAAATTCAGTCAATCGAGCATCAATTGGTTTCGGAGCGCGTACCGATGAGTAGCTGCGAAATGGCAGGCGAATACGTTCGCGGAATGCTGGAAAAGGAAGCGAAAGGGTGGGGCGATAACGCCAGCGCCTTGCAGCGCCTCAGTCGCCGTTACGGCCTGTCTTACTGGACTTTGAACAATCTCCGCATTGGCCGATCCAAGACAGTCGATGCCTCGATCTATCAGCGCATACGCTCGGCCTACCTCGACATTTGCGAAAGGCAGATCGCACGCCTGCAACACGAACTCGAAATAGAAAAAGCGGTGAACGGCGATGCTGATATGGAGGATTTTGAGCGCGAGGCTTCGCAGCTTTTGGCGAAGGTTCGCGAAGCGCAAAAAGCATCCACGAAAACAACTGGAACGTCGCGAGGAAGGTGAGAAATGACAAGCCTTCGTCCGTACTTAATTGCTCTTATCTGTGCGTTCGTCCCGCTTGCGGTGGCGTTCGCCTATGCGAAGTGGTGTGCGTGATGAATGAGATTTCAATCGGGCGCCGCCTCTCTGATGTTGTGGCAGAATATGAACACAAGAAAGCTGCTATTCCCGAAGTGCTAGAAACCTTCAATAAGGCTGGCACCGCTCTGAAAATGGCTTGCTCGATTGCTGGTACATATGGTCAAGAAAACCTTGAGACAGGTCGCGTTCATGACAGTGCCATGGCGCGCAATCTACTGAAATCGGCTTGGTTTTTCGTTTATGACAAGTTGCAGATTTCATATCTGGCGTCGGCAAACGACAAGCGCCGGTTTGAACAGAGTATGGCATCGCCGCCAGAGTTCACGATTGACAATCTTCGCGCAACTTTTGGCGACTACTTGCTTGATCCTCGTGGCAATATCCTGCGCGGTCTGGCTGAGGTCTTCTGTGAACTAGATCAGGCCTATAAGAGCCACGACAAGGTCAAGATCGGCGTCAAGGGTCTCCCAAAGCGCGTTATCCTCTCCAATGTTGGAGGCTATGGATCATATGGCCGGGATCGTCTGATCAACCTTCTGAATGCTCTCGCTGCTTATCAAGGTAAGCCGTTGATCGAGCAAAAAGATATGGAACCAGTCGACAGTTACCACAGCTATGCAAAAGGTCACTTTACGGGTGTTGTGGAGATAGAAGGCCGGGGCGTAACCGTTCGAAAGTTCATAAATGGCAATGCTCATGTGATCTTCGATGAGCAGGCACTCCGCGACATCAATATGGCCTTGGCCGAATACTATGGCGACGTGCTGCCAGATACTTCTGAAGATAAGCCAGAGAAGCGCAAAGACAACACCGCTGTAGCAAAAGACCTTCAATATTACCCAACCCCGCAGGCGGTTGTTGATCGCGTTGTATCGTCAATTTATGGCTTGAAGGGCCAGCGCATTCTTGAGCCTTCGTGCGGCTGCGGTCGTTTCATGGACGCTTTGCGCTCTGCTGGCGCTGATGTTGTAGGATGCGAAATCGATCCGGTTCGGGTTTCGATGTGTCAGGCCAAGGGCCACCGCGTCATGCGCATGAACTTCCTTGAGACAGTGCCAAAGCCAGAATTTGACCGCGTGATTATGAACCCGCCATTTTATGGGACGCACTACGCTAAGCATGTCAATCATGCCCTGCGTTTCCTAAAGCCGGGTGGAACATTGACAGCCATTCTTCCGGTAACAGCCCGTTATGACCACGGGTTGCTGGATGGCCGCTGGGATGACCTACCTGTCGGCGCATTCCGTGAAAGCGGCACCAACATCAACACAACTGTTCTGACGATGAGGGCGGCGTCATGAGAATGTCAGCAGCCGAATTCCGCCAGATACCAAAGCGCAACAAGTACGGCGCCAAGAAAACCACGCTCGACGGTATCACCTTCGATAGCAAGGCCGAGGCCAACTATTTCGCGCAGTTAAAGCAGCGTGAGAAGGCTGGGGAAGTCGGCGGCGTTGAACTGCAACGGCCATTCGTTGTCCTTGGTCCGAAGGGCGAGCTTATCACGACATATAAAGCCGATTTCGCCTTCTGGGATTTCAAGGAAGACCGGTTCCGCGTGATTGACGTTAAGGGCGTGCAAACGCCTGTATTCCGCCTCAAGCGCAAGCTTGTGAAGGCTTTCCTTGGTGTAGACGTCGAGGTGGTGAAATGAGTGTTTCTGCTGCCATCCGCCGTATGCTTGAAGCTGGATTGACCATTGAGCAGGCGCTGATTGCCGCCGAAGCTATGGAGCAGGAAATCAAGCCTGCTCGCTCGGCGCGCCAGGATCGTAATCGCCGCTATTATGAGAAGAAAGCGTCTGAAAAGCGTCTTAATAAGACGGAACAAGACGTTTCAGACGTTTCAGACGTTTCAGACGTGGTTTCCCCTAAAAAAGAAACATCCCCCACACCCCCTAAAGAAAAAACTACCCCTTCCACGATTTCGGAAGCTAACGCTTCCTCAATTTCGCTCGAAACCGAGTTCGAGCAACAGTTTTGGCCAGCCTATCCCCGCCGTGTCGGCAAGGGGCAGGCTCTCAAGGCCTTTCGTTCGGCTCGGAAGCAAGCCGAGCTTGAAACGATCCTCGCTGGCGTCCGTCGATACGCTGCTGACCGCCAAGGCGAAAACCCGGAATTCACCAAACACGCTTCGACGTGGCTGAACGGCCAGTGCTGGCTGGATGAAGCTGCACCAAAAATCCTGAACCATCGAGCGGAACCGCCTCCAAAGCCTAGAAACATTGGGGATGCGATACGCGACGAAGCAAGGCGACTTGGAGTTTTGAAAGATGAACCAGATAGCCAAAATCGAGGAATTCACAGCGAAGGCAACTCAGCAGGAAATGTTAGAGTGCTTGACCTTGCTTTCAAGCCTGCCCTCAAGGGCTTCGGTTAGCGACCAGATTAATTTGGCTGGTTACTACATCGCGCTTGAAGACGTATCCCGTCACGGGCTGCAAACGGCAACGAAGTTGATTTTGCAAGGTTCGCTTGGTCACACCTTTCTGCCGTCTCCTCCAGAACTTCGCCAAGAGTGCAACAAAGTCATGAAACCTATTCTCGAAGCTCAGGCTTGGGAGGCCGAACGTGCGAGGATTTTGAAGGAGCAGAAAGAAATGTTGGACGCGATGAAGGCGGGCACCTGGACACTCGAAAGCCGTCAACGCGCATCGGATGGTTGGCAAACCGCCAAAGAAGCCATGCGCACGCAGGGAGAACAGCAGGGTTCCCATGACGCGGCCATGGCTCGCCTGAAAGCGGCGGCAGAAGCCAACGGCGCAACATTTGATCTGGATGCAATGAAGAACAGCCCATCCGCAAGCACGTTCAAACAGGCAGGGAGGGCAGCATGACCACGCTTACACCAAAACAGAAAGAGGCTCTGGATTTCATCAAGGGCTACATCGCAACGAAAGGCTACGGGCCGTCCTACGATGAAATTCGTATCGGCCTTGGCTTTTCGTCCAGAACAAGCGGGCATCGTCTTGTTCACAACCTAGTCAAGCGGGGGGCTATCGAAAAGCCTGCTGGTCTAGCCCGTTGCTATTCATTTCCAAAAGGGAGGGCCGCGTGATGTACGCAAGGTCATATCGCACTGAGGCCAATCCAAGATATCAGGCGGCAGTAGCCGAGCAGCGTCGACGCGAGCAGGCGAGGCTTGAGGAAAAGAAGCGCCTCAAGCAAGTTGCGGCAGCAAAGAAGTCTGCTGAGATTATCGCGAAATACCGGGAAATTGTCGTTGGTGAACCAGTTCGGCTTTCTGTTCGCGACATCATCGCTTTGGCCGTAGATGGCACCAAATACACCTATGACGATATCGTGGGCCATCGCCGTATGCGTGCCATGACCAATTTGCGGCATTACGCAATCGTTTATGCTTGGGCACTTCGTCCAGAAATGAGCCTGCCGGGCCTCGGACGCCAAATTGGCAATAGAGATCACACGACCATTCTTCATTCGGTCAAACGCTTCGGGTTCCAGAGCAGAGAGGAAGCCGCCGCATTCATTTCACTTCACGGCAGAGAGGCGACAATAGCGCGTCTCTCCAAACAAGCATCATAGGAGAGGGCGATGAACCGAATACTCGTGGAAATGGATGCTGATGGCTTCTTCACATTCTCATCGGATGAGCCGGTGACAGTTATCACCGTTTCGGAAAACGCTCCGAATGATCGCGTTTATCAGATGCAAGTAAAAGTCAGCCCCGACTATATCGATAGCATCCTTGGTGACGACCTTACCGGCCATATCAATGACGATGTGGAAGGCAAACGACCGTCATTGAAGCGCAAGAGCATTCAATAACCCCAGTCAGCGAGGAACAAACATGGCGGCGATGACTGAACAGCGAAAGATTGCAGACAAGAGATTGCGCGATGCTCTTAAAGTGGCGCGGCGCAAGCATGATGAGCCGGGGAGCCTTAAATCAACCGTGCGGGTGCACGCGGCACCGAACCCGCATTTCAATCCGGCGCATCAACCGTCCAGGTCGAATCCGATCAAGGTTGATGCCTTGATAAATATCAAGGAAAGTGCCGTTGGAACGCTTTACGCGCGCGGTCACATCAATGATGCGCAGTGGGCAGCAGCTGGACGGTTCCGCATGTACTGGGAGCAATCGGGGGCAAAAGGCGCTATCGCGATCGACTACGGTCGAGTTCAGGTTGACGGCGGAAAGGCAATCGACCCGCTGCCTGATCGCGTGGTCGAGGCAACGCAACATCTGAATAGCTGCCTGCCGGTTCTCGGAAAGCGCACCTTCGATCTTATGATCAAGGTTGTCGGGCAGGGCATGGAAATAGCCGACATCGCCAAGACGCAGCGCGAGAAAACGACATTCAGCGATTACATCAAAGATGGCCTTGAAGAATTATCTGTGCATTGGGGGTATAAAACGCGATAGGTAGTTGCCCGCTTAAGCGAATTACACTATATTTTGTATTGTGGTGATTTGCGCTTAGGGCGCAATCCGATTTGCAAGGCGGTCTTCGGGCCGCTTTTTTATTGTCTTTCCCAGTCTCGCTCATGGGGGGGCATTTTCATTTTGGAGGGTTGAGGCAGGCGTTTAACCGCCTACCCCTAATTCTAATCTGGAAATGTTGGCGTGAAGTTATTTCTTCAGCTTCTCAGTATCTTTGATCTGAGTGGTGAAGCCGCCAGCTACCTTGCTTGCCGACTTATCAGCCGCCGCTGACTTGTCCTTCTTAGGTTTGCGCACTTCACGATTACTGCGTACTTGGCCTTTTGCCATGGTGGAAACTTTCTTGCTTACGAGCGGAATGCTCCAGACCTGGACAGATATCCGTTCAGGTGATTGTGCTCAGTTTTGAGCGTATCACCGATTTCCAGCGGATGTGTGGTAATTCGATAGATCAGATAGAACCAGAGACATGCTGATTGGCGGCGCGAACTTAATGCTGCAGATACTCAATTTGATCAAAGATACGATAACTTCCACGACTTACCCGTACAAAAAGTGCGGTTTCAACCGGAAGTTTATCGGTGCAGTTATAAGCCAAGAAACTGAAATAACCTGTGTAAGACCAGCCCCGAACTATTGGGCGCAGGTCCTTGGCTGTAAATGGCTCTTTGAGGGTTCCATCGACGCGCACGGCAACTAAAACAAGTTGATAAGCTTTTTCTGTCGATAGCTTCATCACTCGACTGTATAGAGATGCTGAACAATTAGCAATCCAATGATCAGTATTCGTTGAACACCGCGTTTCAGCCCCGCCATCGAGCGGAGTTTTCAGTATGAAGTACCCAAAACGAGGTACAGGCACCAGATCAAAATAATGACGAAAATACCCACGAGTATTTTAGTTACGGTTTCGGGTTTCATTAGGCACCTCTAATAAGAAGCCATCAACCCTCGGGTACCTCATGGCTATCCCGTGATGATAGGTCTTGCCGTTTGAATGCGTTAGTCATGGTTCTACCAAATGAGACCGCCAAGAAGAGGGCGCGAATCCGTTGCTAATCCAGTGGCCTACCGAGAGCTTTCTCGATGCCCTTTTTTACACCAGTCAAAAAGGGGGTTGAATTTCCCCAAATTCCCGGTTGGCCAGGAACGCTGGGAATACCCGCATTGATACCCTTGATCGCTTGCCAGCCAACGATAAATCCTGCCGCAAAATTATCATGTGGGACGTTGCTCATTAAAACTTCTCAACTAATCATCGGGTTTTAAGTCATGGGCCTCACACCAAAGCGAGAGTCAAGCTTGTTAGACCGGATTTCTCAGGTGCTTCTCTCACTATTTTCGGTGGGGGCCTTAATACAGGCCTTCGTTTCTGGAGCAAGGAGCGCATCGATAGTTGCCGCCCTGAATTGTCCATGTGCCGCTGCTTTGCGCAGCTTCTCTCCCGCAATCACAGCAGGCCGCGTTAGGTTTCCTGCTTGCCAAGTCGCTTGCTGATATTCGCTGCATATTTCACATCCCAAAAGGTACCCAATGCCTGTTCTGAAAAATGCCCGTCATGAAGCATTTGCGCAAGAGCTAGCCAAGGGCAAAACAGCTGATGAAGCGTATCGGGTTGCAGGCTTTAAACCGAACCGCGGAAATGCTGCGACGTTAAAGCGGAAGCAAAGCATTTCAAAACGGGTGAGTGAGCTTCTGGAATGGGAGCAAACCGTTGAACGCAGGGCCACGGAAAAGGCCATAGACAAGCTTGCAATCACGAAAGAACGCGTTCTGGCAGAGCTGGCTAAGATCGGGTTTTCGGACATTCGCAAGGCGATCAAATGGCAGGGCACGCTCGTTACTGAGGAAGATAATCCCGATGGCGGTGACGTACTGGTCGTCAAGAACGTGGTCACCAATAACGTGCAACTCGTTTCGAGCGACGAAATTGACGACGACACGGCGGCAGCTATCGCAGAGATCAGCCAGAATTCAACCGGCGGGATCAAGCTTAAGCTGCATGATAAGAAGGCAGCGCTTGTCGACATTGGCAAGCACCTTGGGATGTTCATCGAAAAGCACGAGCATTCCGGTGAAATATCTCTGACTGTGTCACAAGAGGACGCTGAACTGTGAGACATGGCTGTAATTCAACTGACGGAGAAGCAACGACAGGCTAACCGGCTCCTGGCTGGCCCTGCGCGCAATATCATGCTGCGTGGCGGCTCCCGATCTGGAAAGACCTTCGTTCTTGTCCGTGCGATCATTCAGCGGGCAATCAACGCGCCTGGTTCCCGACATGTCATTTTCCGCTTCCGGTTCAATCATGCCAAGACTTCCGTGTGGTCCGACACGCTGCCGAAGGTTCTGAAGCTTTGCTTCCCATCGCTGCGAGTGCGGTTCGATAAGACTGACTTCTACGTCGAGTTACCAAACGGTTCTCAGGTCTGGATTGCTGGTCTGGACGACAAGGAGCGCGTTGAGAAGATTCTCGGGCAAGAGTACGCAACGCTGTATTTCAACGAAAGCAGTCAGATTCCGTGGGCATCGGTGGAAACCGCAATGTCCCGTCTGGCTCAAAAATGCGAGCTCGCGGCGCAAATAGCTAAGGCCACCGGGCGGCTGTATCTGGCGCTCAAGGCGTATTTCGACTGCAACCCGCCATCAAAGCTGCATTGGAGCTTTCAGCTATTCCGGGCGAAAATGAAGCCCGGCACGAAAGAGGCACTTCCCAATCCCGGCGACTACGTCGAGATGAAGGTGAACCCTTCCGATAATGCCGATAATCTGCCGGCGGAGTATCTCGACGTGCTGGCCTCGATGTCGGCAGCAAAGCGGCTACGTTTTGAGGCGGGCGAATGGGCAAGTGAAGTCAACGGCGCATTGTGGGCGCTGGATGACCGAACGGCTCCAGACGGCAAAATCATGCCGGGTATAGACAGCCTGCGAGTGAAGCAGGCGCCAGAGCTTGTTCGTATCGTGGTCGCGGTCGATCCGTCAGGCACGCGCGGAGATGACGGCGGCGACGATATCGGCATTGTGGTAGCCGGTCGCGGTATAGACGGTCACGCATACATTCTTGAGGATGGCACTTGTCAGTTGTCGCCAGAAGGGTGGGGCAGGCGAGCAGTCGATCTGTATCACCGGTTTGAGGCTGACCGGATTGTCGGGGAACGAAACTACGGCGGCGACATGGTGCGTTTCACCGTCGCGACTGCCGATAAAAAGGCGGCTTTCAAGGAAGTTGTTGCCAGCCGCGGCAAGGCTGTCCGAGCCGAGCCGATCAGCGCCTTGTACGAACAAGGCAAAGTGCATCACGTGGGCATTTTCCCCGATCTTGAAGATCAGATGTGCAATTTCACGGCCTCAGGCTACGTGGGCGAGGGATCGCCTGACCGTGCTGACGCCCTTGTCTGGGCAATCACTGAATTGATGCTTGGCGCTGAAATGCCGAAAGCTGTCTTTGGAACCTATGGACGAGTAAATGGCTGATACAGATTATCTTGCTACATCAGCCGATTATAAGGCGATGCTCGGCTATTGGACGAAGGTAGCGGCGATCCGTGGTGGTGTGGATGCCATGCGGAAAGCTGGCGCGGCCTATCTTCCTCAATTCCCGAATGAGAGCGATCCAAATTACGCCTACCGTTTGGCGAACTCGAAGTTCACTGACATCTATTCCGACATCGTTGAGAACTTGGCATCAAAGCCGTTCTCGAAGGAAGTCACCCTTGCCAACGATACCGTGCCGGAAGCAATCAAGATTGTGACCGAAGATATCGACGGTGGCGGCAATCATTTGCATGTCTTCGCCGATACGGTGTTCTTCAACGGCATTCACAACGCTATTGACTGGATACTGGTCGACTATCCGACTGTTCCGGAAGGTGCCACGCTTGCCGATGAGAAGCGGATGGGTGCACGGCCATATTGGGTGAATATCCCCGCTACGGACATGCTCTGGGTTGAAAGCAAGGTCATCAACGGCAAGGAACAGTTCACCTACGCCAAGATTTATGAGCCTGTCACCCAGCGAGACAGCACCGGTACGGAACAGCGCATCGATCGTGTTCGCATCCTGATCCGGGATGAACTGGAAGGCGGCCAATATGGGCCTGCCCGATATGAGATATGGGAGAAGGCCACAGCGAACAATGCTGGCTGGACGCTGATCGCGGAAGGACCGATCTCGATCGGTGTGATTGCATTGGTGCCGTTCTTCACCGGCAGACGCGAAGGCTCGACATGGCGCATTCGTCCGCCGATGCGAAACGTCGCTGAATTGCAGGTCGAGCATTATCAGCAGGAGACCAATCTTAAGTCCGCCAAGGAACTGACGGCATTTCCGATGCTGGCGGGCAATGGTGTGACGCCGCCGGTAGATGAGAATGGCCAGCCGATCATGGCGCCCATTGGCCCATCCGTAGTGCTGTATGCGCCGCCGACACCGGATGGCACGAAGAGCGGGCAGTGGCAGTTCATCGAACCGGCGGCTACTTCGCTCAAGTTTCTCTCTGAAGAGGTGGACAAGACCGAGACACAGATGCGCGAGCTTGGCCGTCAGCCGCTGACGGCGGGCACTAGCGGGATCACACAGGTTGCCGCCGCCTTCGCCTCTCAGAAGTCAGCCAGCGCCGTACAGGCGTGGGCTTTCATGCTCAAGGATTGTCTGGAGCGGGCATACGTCTTCACATCGATGTGGCTGAACGTGAAGCTTGAACCGACTGTCTACGTGAACACGGACTTCGCAATCGAACTTGGCGAGGACAAGGCGCCTGACACGCTTCTGACCCTGAATGAGCGCGGAAAGCTCAGCACACAGACGCTCTGGCAAGAAATGAAGCGCAGAAGCATCCTTTCGCCCGAGTTTGACGCGGACGAAGAGGAAAAGCGGATCATGGACGAACTCCCCGGCGACGATACCGAGGATGATCTGACCGCCGCCGTCACTCCACCGGTTAATGAACCGGCAGAATAATCACACGAATAATCTGACTTCACACGGCTCGGCAGGGTGAACCTCCCGGGCTTTTTTTAATGCGCGGGACGCGCACAACTATCCGGGATGGATAAACATGGCTCTCAAAGCAATTCTGGCATCGCTTGACGGTATCGATGAGGCAATCTCGGCTCTCTATGTCGAGAAGGACGGCAAGTTCATTCTTGATGTCGAAGGTGTCGACGGCTTCGCACTGGAAGACGTGAACGGTCTTAAGACGGCGCTCGGCAAGGAACGTACGACACGCGAACGTCTTGAGCGCGATGTGATCAAGTTCAAGGACCTCGATCCTGATAAGGCTCGCGACGCTCTCGCCAAGCTGGAAGAACTGACCAGCATCGACCCGGCCAAGGAAGCCGACAAGATCGCAAACACGAAGTTTGAGGCTGCCAAGGCCCAATTGCTGGAGAAGCACACGGGTGAGCTCACCAGCCGTGACGAGCGTATCGGGCATCTGACCAAGACAGTTGAGGGCCTGCTCATCGATGCGGCTGCAACGTCTGCGCTGGCCGAAGCCAAGGGCTCGGTTGAACTGCTTCTTCCTCACGTCCGGGCTCATACCCGCGTCAAGGAAATCGACGGCAAGTTTACGGTCGAAGTGATCGACAAGGATGGCAACGCAAAGATCGCGGATTCCAAGGGTACGCCAATGGATATCGGCGGACTGGTTGCCGAGATGAAGGAATCGGATGCGTTCGGACGCGCCTTTGAAGGCTCCGGCCAATCGGGCAGCGGTAAGCAACCGGGCGCAGGTGGCGGCGGTAATCCTCCGCAACGCGGTAATTTCGGTGGATCGAAGGAAGAGCGCGCAGCCGCAATCGCTTCGAAGTTCCCCGAACTGAGGGGCTAAGCCCCTTCAAATCTCTCTGCTGCTGTCTCGGGATGAGAAGCGGCATGCATCAGGCGGGAAGCCTACCAATCCATTAAATCCCGAGACAAGCACAGGAGAAACCTCATGTCTCTTTCTCAGATGCAGGTATTTAACAAATACTTCATGCCTGCCACCATCGAAACGCTGGCCCAGATGGTCAACAAGTTCAATGCCGCTTCCGGTGGCACGATCCGACTGACCACGGAAGGCTTCGAAGGCGATTTCCTTCAGGAATCGTTCTATGCAGCGATCCACTCCGCCCGTCGTCGTGTTGACCGCTATGCGGCCAATGCTGATCAGGCTGCAACCGATCTGACCCAGCAGAAGCATACTTCTGTCAAGGTTGCTGGCGGCTTCGGTCCGGTTCGCTATGAACCCTCTCAGATGACCTGGCTTGAAAAGCCGACCGCCGAAGGCATCGAAGTGGCTTCGCGCAACTTTGCCGAAGCTCTGCTTCAGGATCAGCTCAACACGGCAATCGCCGCTCTGGTTGCTGCAATCAGCAATCAGGGCACCGCCACGACCGTGGATGTGTCCGCAACTGGTCCGGTGACCTATGCGGCGGTCAACAACAGCCATGCGTTGTTCGGCGATCATTCTGGTCTGCTCGTTGCGCAGGTTATGGACGGAGCGACCTATCACGGTTTCATCGGCCAGAACATCGCCAACGCCCAGCAGTTGTTCCAGGCCGGAACTGTCCGCGTGATCGACATTCTGGGCAAGATCTCGGTCATTACCGATGCTCCGGCGCTCTTTACTGCTGCGGCTGGTGAGGATCCGGCAATGCGTCGTGTCCTTTCACTCGTTGCTGGCGCCGCCACGGTTACGGATAGCCGGGATATCATCTCGAATATCCAGACCACGAACGGCAAGCAGCGCATCGAAACGACCCTGCAGATCGATTACACCTTCGGTCTGGGCCTCAAGGGCTATACCTGGGATGAGACCAACGGCGGCAAGTCTCCGACTGACGCCGAACTCGCCACCGGCAGCAACTGGGACAAGGTCGTTACCTCGATCAAGCACACTGCGGGCACTCTCGCGGTCGGCGCAGCGCAGTAAGGCAACATGGGCGGGCTTCGGCTCGCCCTTTTCATTCGAGGGTTTGAAATGACCAAAGAACAGAAGATCGCCTATGTCGTTCACCCGGTATCGGCCAAGATGAAGCAGTCTCTCCGTGAGAACGGAATGAAGATTGTCGATGCTCGGTTTGCGCCAGAAGACGCCAAAATCATCAACCCGCATTTGAAGCGGGAGAAGGCGCCACGTCAGCAACTGCAGGCTACTGGTGATGGCATCGGCACAGACAGCGGCAACCAGTTCAGCGAAGAGCAACTTCGGGCGGCAATCGAAGCCGCAACCGGAAAGGCTCCGCATCCTTCAGCCAAGCTTGAAACGCTTATCGACAAGTTCAATGAACTGAACGCGGCTGCGAGCGCAGAATGAGCGAAGTGGTCAAGTTCCAGCCGGTCGAAGTCGGAGAGGGTTTCAGGTTTGACCCTGACGCCATCCTCGAAGCCGCCAAAGGGCAGGGCTTCACCACTGTTGCCGTCCTTGGTCAACTTGAAGACGGCTCATTCTGGGTGAGCGGATCGGCGAATACTGGTGAAACGCTTATTCTGATGGAGCGCGCCAAGCGTCAGATTTGTTTTGGAGATGAATAGTCATGGCACTTATCGTCACTCCAGGCGATCCCGACGCTGACAGCTACGTCGATCTTGACGAGTTCAAGGCCTACTGTGGAAAAGTCGGCTATGACGTTGAAGGGAAAACAGATACCGACCTTGAGCAATCCTTGCGTCGTGGCACGACATGGCTAGACGGCACTTACGGACAGCGGTTCATCGGTGAACCCGCTACGGTAGAGCAGGCACTGGAATGGCCTCGAAAGAACGCGGTGTGGCGTGGCGCGCTTTTGCCGAGCACGACGATACCGCAACGGATTAAGAACGCGCTGTGCGAAGCCGCTTGGCGGGAATTGAGCGCACCGGGAAGCCTTTCGCCCGACCACGTGCCAGCCGAAGCGATTAAGCAGGAACAAGTCGGCGATCTGTCCGTCACATACCAAAATACGATCGGCAGGATTGATGACGTCCTGCCGGTAATCAGCGTCGTTGAAGGTATCCTCGCCGGGTTCATCCGCGGCAAGGGTGCCGGTGTGTTCGGATCGGCTGCGAGAGCTTAAAGCATATCGTTATAGGGCTGCTTCGTTTCGCCAACCAAACGGGCAAGTTCGGTGAAGTTCCACGGACGTTCTGCGCCGGTGGTATTGGCGATTTGAAGAACCCTTATCGGAAAGCAGATTGCATCGCGATTGGACGGATTTAAGTCCTCAACAAAGCGATCATCTCCACGAGCGGTTGCTTCGGCCCGTCTGAGGGCTTCGTCAATCTCGACCTGAGAGAGAATGCCTTTCTCGACCAGTGCATGATTGATCGCAGCGAAAGCGAGGCACAGGCCCTCGAGCTGCAAGTTTGCGACGTTCATGTTGTCCTCCATCGGTTCCCGATGTTTTTCAACGCATTTGGTCGGGGATTTGATCCATTGGAGAGCGCCATAATGGCCAAGTTCAACTATGCCCGCTCCGTAGCCACGGCGAAGAAATCATATGTGTTTCCATCTTTGTCGGGTCTGAATTAGCCAGATAGCAGATGTAGAAACACCAAACCGGTCAGCAAGTTCTTGTTGGGTGTATATGCCACGACCTTTCCGAATATCGAGAATATCGTCATTGGTAAGTCGTGACCATGGGGCCTTTTCGCCCAAAAGCATTGTTCCATGATCCAGCTTGTCGAGACTGTTGTCAGACGCCGTTGCCCAACGAAGGTGCTTCGGATTGGTGCATCCCTCATGCCCTTTACCACAGGAGTGGGCAGCGTGATGTACTGGCGAGGGGGCAGGGCCATATACTAATTCGCACATGTAACGATGAGCCTTCACGGTTTTGCCATTCATGTAGAAGTGACCGTATCCGTGAGATGTGCTGCCAGCGAACGGCCATATGAGGCATTCATCGCGGTCAAAGTCTTTATGGCCGTGAATCCATTGCAGGAGCGCGCCTTTTTCGGTTCCACCAGCTGTAGGGCCGCCATGGATACGATTTCGTTGGTAATGTTTTGTGCAAAGACCCGACGAAAAAACGTTTCCATTGCAATCGTCGATAATGCAATGAAGTTGCTTGGGTGCGCGAAAAGTTCCTCCGGCAAGCGGCGAACCGTGCCTCTTCAGGCGGCGTTCGTGCGAATTGCACAGTCCGCTTTTGAGCGTTCGCACCGGCTTGTCGCATTCATCAATGGAGCATATAGGGGAATTAGCCATTCTGACCTCCTGTAAAGGTTGGCTTGGTTAGAGCGCGTCGTGGGATGGCAGTCCCCGGCGCGTTCGTCGTTTGTAACATATGTGCGCAGTTTCCAAAAGGAACAACGCCTTGGCTAAGTTTAATTATCGCCGATCTGTTCAGGTCGCCAATCGTCTAATCGATAAGTTCGGCCAGACTGGCGCTATCAGGCGTACTGAGACATCAGGCGTCCCGTGGGACCCCGGCACAAGCGATACCGACTATCCGTGCACTCTTGTCGCGCTGGATTACGACCAGAGGGACGTTGACGGGACGCTCATCAAGTCGACCGATAAGAAGGTCTATGTCGCCACCAAGGGCCTGACAATCCAGCCGACGACAACCGACAAGGTCATCATCGGCGGTGTTGCCAGTACGATAGTTCAGGCTAAGCCGCTCAATCCGGCTGGAACCGTAGTTTTCTGGGAGTTGCAAGCCCGTGCTTAAACGTCTCACGCCACGCGAACGGTTTGAATTGCTGGTTTCCCAATGGGAACCAGTCATGCGTATAGCGTTTATGGATGCGATTTCAGACATAAAGTCGAATGTCATCCTCAAACGCGTTGTCGAGCGGATGGAACGCGGCGACATAGCGGGCGCTATCGATGCCATGGACCTTGATGCAGCGGCATTCCGGACCTTGGACAAGGCGATATCCGATACCTTTGAGGGGGGCGGTATTGCATCCGTCTCGAATATGCCAGCACTCCGCGATCCAGAAGGCCATGCCTTCACGGTGCGCTTTGACGTTCGGAATATCGTCGCCGAAAGCTGGCTGCGGGATCATTCATTTCGGTTGGTGACGAACATCATCGCAGATCAGCGCAATACCATCCGGCAAGCTCTGGAAAGTGGTCTTGAACGCGGTCTCAACCCTCGCTCCACCGCCCTTGATGTTGTAGGCCGCATTGATAGCGCCACAGGAAAGCGCACAGGTGGGGTTATAGGTCTTACGGCACAACAGGAGTTATTTTCACAAAAGGCGCTTGGTGAACTTCTTTCGGGTGATGAGGTACTATTGCGCCATTACCTGACCAGAGAGCGCAGGGACAAGCGCTTTGACCGGACAGTGACCAAGGCAATCCGTGAAGGAAAGCCAATACCCGCCGAGACAGTTCAACGCATGATCGGCAGATACCGCGATAATCTGTTGAAGTTACGCGGTGACACAATAGCGCGCACTGAAACCATGGCGGCGCTTGGCCAGTCGAATAGCGAAGCCTACCGGCAGGCGATAGCAAACGGAAAGGTTTCTGCCGATGTCGTCTATAAAATCTGGCATTCAACGCCGGATGGGCGGACACGGCATACGCACCGGGTGATGAATAAGCAGAAGGTCGGATTCAACGATAAGTTTGTCAGCCGGCCGGGTGTCTTTCTCGCATACCCATGTGATCCAGAAGCCCCCGTCGAGGAAACCGTGAATTGCCGTTGCTGGATGCAAATCCGCATCGACCACTTAGCGGGTATCGAGTGATGGCAAACAAGTCATTCTCAGCCTCAATAGATCAGTGGGTGCTGAAAACGAAACAGCGAGCCGAGGCCGTTTTCCACGAAAGCACAGAGCGAGTGGTGGAAGAAATGCAGAAGCCTATGGGAGCGGGTGGACGGATGCGGGTTGACACTGGCTTTCTGAGAGCATCGCTGCTGGCTTCAACCAGTCAGGTTCCTGCTATCCGGCCAAATGCAAGGCCAATTCCGGGCCAGAGTTACAATTTCGACATGGGACCGATTTCGCTTGTCATCAATGGTGCCGATCTGGGCGCTACAATCTACGCTGGCTATGTCGCCGGTTACGCTGGCTATCGCGAGTATGGAGCCAATGGACAAGCCCCGGATGCATTCGTGCGGACGGCGGCGGCAAAATGGCCGCAAATCGTGTCCGAAGTCGTCAGAGACGTAAAGGCAAGGGTGAAATAATGGCAAACACCATTGAGGGCGGAATACTAGATGCCCTGCAATATCACCTGTCCCTGATGTCTATGTCGCCAGTGCGCCCTATCGCGTGGCCGGGTGTATCGTTCACGCCGCAAACCGGAACGCCATACCTGGCAGTAAACGACTTCCCGACCGACACGGTAACCAGAACCATAGCGAACGATGGAACCGGCATTTACGAAGGGTTCCTTCAAGTGTCTGCCTTCTGGCCGGTCGGACAAGGATTGATCGGCGTCAAGGATATGGCGGGACAGATCGCCGCCTATTTCAAGCGCGGAACCGTCATTCAACGCAATGGAACGGGGCCAATCGTCCACATTGAACGAGCGCCGGTTGTCGCCGCCCCGATAATTGAACCCGCTTGGGTACAGGTGCCAGTCACAGTGTATTGGCGATCCTTCAACAAACATCCGGCCTGAGCCGTTAACAGCCCCGATCCGGGGCTTTTTTGATATGGAGAAGACCCATGATTACAACTGCTTCGGGCTCTATGATTGCGATCGGGCCTGCAACCCCTGTAACCGGGGCCAATGAGGCCGCTATCATCACGGCGTACAAAGCACTGGCCTACGTGCCCGTCGGTGAAGTTCAGAACCTCGGCGAATTCGGAGATGAGGCGAACGACGTCACGTTCACCAGCCTGTCGGATGCCCGTGTGCGCCATCTTAAAGGTGCTCGTGATGCTGGCGTACTCGCCCTAGTATGTGGCCGTGATCCGCTCGATGCAGGCCAGATCGCGCTGAGGGCGGCTGAAAAGACCAATCTGGCTTACGCAATCCGTATCATCGCGAACGATGCGCCAGATGAAACAGGAACCCCGACTGAGTTCTATTTTCACGCGCTCGTACAGTCGGCCAAGGAAAGCTACGGCGAAGCTGATGATGTCGTCACCACGGCTTTCAACCTCGGCATCACGACCGCAGTGTTTGAAGAAGAAGCCACCGCCGGAACGCCGTAATCCCAACAGCTTATCAACCGTTTCTCCACAGACGTATCAACAGGAAATTCACAGATGGATCTGTCAGTATTTGACGGCGCGGCGAAGGCATTTGACGAAGGTTTCGAGGTGGATATCGTTCACCCGACCACAGGCAAGAAGCTGGGCATGAAGGTTCGTGTTGCGTCGTATCAGTCGCAGCGCGTTCGTGATGTTCAGCGGCGCCTGGCCAATGCCAATATCCGCGACCAGAAGCGCAACCCAAAGAAAACCCAGACCGTTGAGGAAGTAGAAGAGCGCGCAATCGACGTGATGGTGGCTGCTGTGCTTTCTTGGGAAGGGTTCGAACGTGGCGGGAAGCCTATCGAATGCACGAAGGAGAACGTTCGTACAGTTCTGTCGAACCCCGATCTCTGGTTCATTGCTGAGCAGATCGATTCTGCAGCGGATAACCAATTGGCTTTCATCAAGGCCTTGCCAACGACCTGATATCGTTCGGTGAGGCCGTATTCGCCATACGTCGGCCATCTGTTCTGCCTGACTTCCCAGAAGAGCTACGGCACGTCTGGGAATGGTTTCTCGACCTCAATTCGAGACGGTCTGTCGGCATGGCTGCCAACCCTATCTCCTACGTCGATATTGACGCGTATTGCCGACTAAATGGCATCGCTATGCTCACGTGGGAGATCGAAATGATCTGCTTACTGGATAACGCCATTTTGGCAGTCACGCGGGCCGGGCAGAAAACAAAATCCAGCGACCATTTGAAGAACGAAACACCTGCCAGCGATGGCCAAGGCGTTGCATCGCTCCTGCGCGGGTTCAAACGGAAGAAGGGGTAGGAGGTGACAAACAGGTTCAGTTGATCCATATATAGCGAGAAGGAGATCGCTATGGGATTGATGGCGCTGCAACAGGAGTTTGAAGGGCTTTCGGCAAACTTGCCGGCGGCTCCAACTTTTGTTGCTCGTGCGAACAGTGAAGCTGAAGATCCAATGGCCGACTTTGCTCAAGCTTTGAAGATTTTTAAACGGCAGATTACAATCTGGCGATCAAATCTGCTCATATCGATCGAGCAGTTACGCGACATTCTCGATAAGGCAGAGGAACTTGATCGTCAGACGGGCACCGGTGCCTCCATTGCGTTCATTTTTGATGAAGCTTTGCCGACTCTCGATGAAAAAATGGATGAAGTTGAAGCCAGCGCGCGACGGAGTTTTACGGATATCCAAGAGAACCCGAAGCTTAACCTGCTCGAAAAGGTTTCTCCGCGGCATAAAAAGATCGCACGGCTAATCAGAAAGAAAACTGATGAGGCCTTCCGCCTTCAAATGGAATATCTAACTCAGGTTCGTCAGAAACTGTGGCAAGTAGCGGACGAATACGACCCGGAGAACAAACCTACGGGGAATGTATTGAAAGCCGGAGACGATTTCGATAGCTGGTTCGATCGGATCGTCGCTGCAGAATGATAGAAATTGACTATACCAATCGGTTCAAAAAGTCAGTCCAGCGTCTATCGGTAGATCAGCAAAAGTTGGTCGCAGCAGCACTTAAACTGTTTCGCTCCGATCCGAGCCACAAAGACCTGGATTTCAAGAAGCGCACTGGGTCAAAGTATTTCACAATTCGTGCAGATATTCGGATTAGAATAGCGATGACGCGTGAAGGGGATCGGGTCTATCTCCTTCATCTTGCAGGAAACCATGACGACATAAACTCTATGGATCGGCAGAAAAGATAAGTCCGCATTGGCTTCTATGCCTCTGCCCGCATCTTATGTCCACGGGCAGAAGCCTAGCTCTAACTGGTCAGCGATGCCCTCTCACTGCAGTTAGTGCTTCAGCGTATGTATCAAGGATGTATTTTCGGTCCGCGGTGGAATACCCACGAGAAGGGTCGTTTGAGAAAGATTTTTGCTCCACGTTCATTATGTGCTGGAGCAGCAAGTACGCGATTTTCTCAGGCGAGTTTTCGCCGATGTGCACGACCGGTGTATCAGCCATAGTCAGCCCTCCAATGCTTAATTCCATTAGATTGGAGTGAGTCGCCTTCGGATGTCCAGGGATGAGCGCAGGCGCTCAATTCTGTGGAAAAGTAGGGTGTATATCCGATCCAAAAACGGCCAAGGAACTCTTCATAAGACGTTGAAAACAAACAATCGGTAGCTGATTTCGGATCAGGGGAACAAACGAGGCAAGCCCCTGACTTGCCAGCATCATCCCATCCGATCCCGCTGATATTAGATCATCTGTGTCGCACGGAAAGTCGCACAGATACCCGCTTGCAACTCGGGAATATTCGTCTCTAAGTTCAAATCACTGCCGCACAATTTCTTGAGTGGCATGATGATGAAAGGAGGCGTTTGGCAACGAAAACAAGGATCAGCTGTGGAAAACTCGCTCGCATCACCAGACGTATAGTCTGGAGGTTAAGCATGAGAAGTCTTTGATCTTGTTTACTGCCGTTCTCAACTTGTTGGTGGAACGCCGGGAACTTTGGGCTTGTGATAGAAACGATTGCCGGTCTTACTCGCGGCAGGAGGTTATTTGTCTTTCGGCAGTATGGGTTCGAACAGGTTTTCTGCCGTCACAAATTTTTTGATTTGCGCAAGTGTCTTATCGTCAACTTTGCCGTCATCTAGCAGGATGCGCTCAAGTATAAGGCGCATGCCAAGAATATAATAGCGGTTGGCCCCTTTTAGGTCGTCAACCACATCCATTAGCTCACGCGTTGTCCGCGCTAGATCTTCACCACTAACATCGCTCGAAAAATCTCGGGTCGTAAAGCTGTCTTCGAGCCGGGCGATGATCTCAGCGTTCATGGAGCGGTGGTTTTCAGCTGCAGCAGCTTTTAGACGGTCCATCATCCCTTCTGGGAAACGCACCATCGTCTTATCCACCTGATCACTTGGGTATGTCGGTCTAGCCATAGTGGACTCGATACCAAAAAAGTACGGAATAAGCAAAAGGACTCTTGACTACGTTACGTAATGGTATCAATCTGACTACGAACCAAATTAGTAACGGAGTATGATCATGAATGAAAGGATCGGCGCAATCGCTCCTTTCGGGTTGCGGATGCCGCAAAGAATTAAAGATTGGGTGTCTGAAAAGGCTACGAAGCAGGATCGCTCAATGAATTACGTCATCCTTCGCATTTTAGAGAAGGAGATGGCGGCGACGGGAGAGGGCCTTGGAAACTCAGCTCCCGTCGCATCAAGCAACAACACCGCCTTGCCGGGCGGTGCGTCTATCAACCACGGTTAATGAGGAACCGCGATGAATACGCACATTATCCAAAATTCCAGCCCGCTTGTCCATAAGGGGCGTGATTTCAACTGGAATGGTGGCGACGGTCCTATCATATCGTCAAAAACCATCGCAGAAGCCACCGACAAAGAGCATAAAACAGTCCTACGGGACGTTAAGAAAATGCTGATTGGTCTTTATGGCGTCAAAGGGCAGGCCTTCGAAGACTTTATGAAAGATGGTACAGATCTGTACCATAAAGGATTTCAAGTAGTTAGCGACGGTCGCAGCGAATATGTGGCGGAAATCATTCTCGACCGCGAACACGCAATGACGCTTGTTACTGGATACGATGTAAAACTGCGCAAACGTGTCATAGACAAACTGGCGGAGCTGGAGAACGGCGGATTGTCGCTTCCAAATTTTGCCGATCCAGTTGCCGCGGCTCGTGCATGGGCCGAACAATATGAGGCGCGGCGAATTGCCGAACTCACAAAAGCTGAAATCGGGTCGCGCCGCGAAGCCACTGCCATGAATACCGCCAGTCAAGCCGTAAAGAAGGCAAACAAGCTTGAACAGGTTTTGGATCGTTCGCAGCAATATGCGACGGTCAAGCGCATGTCGATGCTCTATCATGGGCAGCAATTCTCATGGCGTGAATTGAAGCACGTCTCGTTGGAAATGGGCATCCCGCCTGTTGACGTTTTCGATGCGAATTACGGGACCGTAAAGGCTTACCATGCTGATGTATGGCAGGAAACTTATGCTCTCGAAATTCCCGAAGGTTCTATTTCGGGGAGGGCGTGATGCAAGAAGTTTGGAGCATCGTCCATGAAGCTGGTGTCATCCGCGATATTCTTGTTGCTGTCGCGGAAAGTAATCAGCGTCCCGGCGTGTATACTGTCCAGTTGATGGGAACGATCGACGGGTTTAGCGATATTGGCGATCCGTTTATCGGGATTGGCGCAAAGGCCAACGCCGTAGTTTTCGCCAATAAATTGTTTTCAGCCTTGGAAGTTGCGGAATTGTCTTGGTTTGAAGATGAAGAAGCGGGGAGGGCATGATGGCTAACGTTGTGAAAATGCCCGCCACCGTGGCGGAAAACCCTTGGGTGAAATACAGGCGCTTGTCGCGGGAAATAGCCCTCTGCCTTGATACGATGGACGCGAATATCGAATACGTCATGATCCGGCCAATGAGCAGGATTGACGATATGGGCCATGGCTTTATCGCCTATGGTCCGTTCAATGACGAGGAGGGCGCGTGATGGGTATTCACGTTTCACGTCGTTCTTTTCTCCGTGCCGCTCCTATTGCGGGTGTGGCGCTTACGGTTCCGGCTGTGGCTGTGGCTGCAAAACCGGAAATGACACCAGACGAACGGATTGACGCGGCCTTGGCTGAAATCGTCATTGCTTTCCGGGAGCGTTATCCAGATTGCCCGATCCGCATTGATGACATGGATAATCGCAATACGGGTTGCATCGTCATCGTCACCCATTGCGCGGACGATGCTCCGAATAAGGTAAACTTCCAACGCCGGAGACTGCCAGCATAAAGGGGCGGCCCACGGGCCGCTTTTAACCTTCAACCAAAGATGGAGATTTTTGGACTCGCGTTTAGCGGGAATCCTGCTTTGATGTGCGCTTATGCAACAAAGCAGGGGGCTCTAATTGCAAAAAGTAGCGCATTATCGTCGGGCAGTTTGGCTGAACCATGGAGGACCTTCGCTGGAAGCTCTGGTGCGTCAGTTGCTTGAACAGTGCCCAGACGTTCCGTCCACACAGTTCGATTACAAATCCGATATCGACGTCCAAATTGCGGAGAGGTCATTAAATGGGCGCGGGGTAGGGATTTACTTCACATTGTATTCTGAAGGCCGACGCGCAGCTACCGTCGAAAACGGTGGATCGAGCGTAAATAGGCGCGAAGCTCCAAACGGCGAGGAGTTTTTGAAAACCGGCATTGTTATCGTAATAGAAGGTAACAACGTGGCGTACATCGCTGATGGACATACAAACGATGCCCAAATTACGAATTTGTTCCACTGCGCTTTTAATGCGCAGAACTTTGGTGAAGCAGCGACGCAATTCGGATTGATGCCAAAGATGAACGAAGCGCAGCTTCGGGCCTTAATCAGTCGGGGAGTTAAATCCATCGACCTCGGGATTACGTCCTTCAACGCGACGATTGAACAATTAAACAGCGCTGGTGAGAGCAGTGCGTGGTTGACCCCTCTTGTGGCACTAAGCGATGCATTTCAGAATGCATTCCGCGGAGATCGAAGCGCAGCTGAAATCGAAGCTGCTTCCGAGATCGAAGCCACAGTGCACCTTGGCTATGACGGTCGAAACAGAAACACATTAGTTCCTCAAATTATGGCTAGTTTGGCCCACGGTGTCGAGGAACACGGAAGTCAATTTAAGATTGTCACAACTGATGACGTTGTCATTACTCATGACAAACTTGTCATCAGATCCGATGTAAATGTAGCCGGGGATGATGTAGCAATCGATGCTATTGAAGCTTTCGCTCCGCTTCGTCAGATAATGACAAATTGGCGCCAATCGGGAATATTCGACCAATGAAACATGGCCGCGGGATTTATATCATTGTGAGCTTAGTGGCATCTGCCGTCGTCACGTATTATTTCCCGAACGCTCTTCAAGGATCTGAAAAGGCGCTCGAAGGTATTATAAGCGTCTTTTCAATTCTTGCAGGTGTCCTAGTCGCAGTAATGTCCATCATTGGTGATCCATCAATGCTGCTGACAGGAAACTGGAGATTAGGTTACGAACACGCGAAGGAAATTCAAAAACGGATATCCAATTACGCAAATCTTATCGCGTTATACGTGATTGTTTTGATTGGTGTTCTAGTATTGATGGCCCTTAAAGACGGCGGCGCGACAGAATACAACTGGGCTTTCACGCTCGTTCAAGCGCTTGCAGGTTGGGGCCTTTTGCTTTCGGTTCCGTTACCGTACAGCCTAATGGCGATCCAAAAGGATCGGATGACGGAGGAAGTGAACCGTCGGAAGGCATCACCGAGCGGAAATGAGGGTAGTAAATAGGGGAGCTAGCCTCCCCTTTAGTTCCCTAATTCCTGTTTCAACGATGACGCCAACTTCCCGCACATGGTCGGGTTGAATAGCGAGAAATTTGTCTGCTCTTTTTGCTGAGGTTGGTCGGCAAGTTTTTTCACAGCGTTGTTGGCCGTTTCCGAGGGGTTTTTCACATCGGCAGTGGTCAAAAAATTGATGAACGCCTTTCGGGCATCTTCAACAATTTCTGGCATATCTAGCCGCTTGTTACACTGATCAGCAAAGATCAGCCGAGTCAGGGTTTTTTGTAATTGTTCCTGCTTTTCCGGTGCAACTTCAATTGCCTGAGAAATTGCGGGGGAGGTTAGGGCCAGTGCCAATGCTAAAACACTTGACCTAATCATTTGAACTCTTCCTTCGATCCATCTTCGTACAGGACAGCGGAAACGCAAATTTTGGCTGTTACATCTTGAGGGCGGACTTTTGCTAGACGAGCCGCGCTCCAAGAACCCTTTTCCACAAGGACTGCCTTGGGCTTGATTACCGTGTCAGGATCGAGTGCAAGGTTTGCGATTTTCTCGCCAAAAGGGTCAACGAACAGTGCAACGGCTTTGAGCATGCGGATTTGTTTGTCGCTGTTGCTTTGTAGCGTCATGCTGACGGATACGCTCCCGAAATCTCCTGGTTTCGCTGACCAATCTTTAATCGTGAGCAGTTGAGAATTAAGGTTGCCGCAGTCTGCGGTTTCAGCAGCTGCCGCGTTCGCCCATAGCCCCGCAACCAGTGCCCCGATGAATAAGTACTTCATGCCCCGTCTCCTTTTAGGTGGCGAGGACGATAGCTCTCGCCTGAAAGGAACGCAACATGGTTGACATTGCTACTCTGGGCTTGGAAGTCCGCAGCGATCGGGTCGAGAAAGGCACTCGTTCGCTCGATAAAATGTCCGGCGCGGCTAAACGGGCAGAAGCGGCAGTGAATGGCTTTTCCTCAACCAGTTCGGGTGCGGCGTCTGCGGCTTCGCGGCTTGCGGCAGGAACGAACAATGCCGAAGCTGGGCTGGAACGCGTTGCGGGCGCTGCAAGGCAAGCGCAACAGTCACTTCGGCTGGCGAGTGCTGCCGCAAACGACAACATCAAGGCAGCGAGCAAGTTCAATACAGCCAATATCGCGGCACAGTTTCAGGACATCGCCGTTTCTGCGCAGATGGGTATGGGTGCGTTCCAGATCGGCTTGCAGCAGGGCACGCAGCTTGCTGCGGTCATCAGCATGATGGAAAACCCGTTGCGCGGCCTCGGCGCGGCATTCATGTCCGTCATCTCGCCGGTCAGCATTTTAACCATCGGTCTTACCGCTTTGGCCGCTGCCGGTCTGCAAATGGTGGATTGGCCGAAGCGCGCTTCACAAGTCCTGATTTTCCTCGCGGATAATCTGAAGGCTATTGCGCCATATGCTACTACTGCTGCTGCGGCACTCGCATTGATCTACGCGCCGTCCGTCATCGCCGGAATAGTAAATCTGATAGCGTGGATGGGCCGTGTCTCTGTTGCCGCAATCGGTATGGGTGCATCGTTCGCGCTCGCTAATCCCGCTACCGCTCTGGTGGCTGGGTTTGCCGCATCCGTTATCGCCGCAAACATATTCCGCGACGAACTGACTAAGATCATTGGCTTTGATATCGTCGGAGCCGCAAAGAGCGGAGTGAATTCAATCGTGGCTGTTTTTGTCGGCAGCTACAACGCGATTGTGAACGGATGGTCTGCCCTTCCAGGGGCTTTTGCTGATCTGTCCATTCAGATCGCTAATAATTTTCTCGGTGGCATCCAATACATGGTGCGCGAGACTGTGAGTCTCGTGAACGGCATGATTATAAGCATCAATGGTTCCCTACGGAACGGCTTTGATGCCTTGGGATTGGATCGTTCAGGCGCGCCACAGTTTCCGGATCTTGGCCCATTGCGTAACTACAAGATTAGCCCAATCGAAAACCCCTATGCAGGTCAGGCCCAAGCATTTGACGATAGCGTCCTAAAATCCATTCAGGACGCGCAGAAGACCGATTACGTCGGCAATATGTACTCCGCTATTGAAAGTGGAGCATCTGCCGCAGCGGACAAGCTGAGGGAGCTTGCCAAGGGTCTTACCGATGTCGATGAAAAGACAAAGAAAGGTAAGAAGGGGCGCCACGGCAAGACCGACGCCGAATACTATCAGGACATCATTGACGGTGCAGATCGGCGGATAGCGTCACTTCTGGTCGAACAGCAGGCCCTTGGCATGACCGAAGAAGCGGCAAATGCGCTTCGGTACGAGCAGGAAATGCTCAATCAGGCGCAACAGCATGGTATCGACCTCACGCCGAAGCAGGCTGACTATATCAAGATGCTTGCGGGAACCATGGCGGGGCTGGAATCAGCAATCCAGAAGGCACAGGATGCGATCAACTTCGCCAAGGATACGACGAAGGGTTTCTTCTCCGATATGGCGAACGGTCTTGCCAATGGGCGAGGCTGGTGGGGTTCACTTGCCGACGCTGCGGTAAATGCAATCACCAAGATTGCGGATGCTCTGATCGATAGCGGGATAGATTCGCTCTTCGGCGGAAGCGGCTTTGGCAGCCTCTTAGGCGGGTTGTTCGGCGGCAAATCGGCAGACCCGTGGTCAGGCCTGCGGCTTGCAAGCGGCGGCTATGTTTCCGGACCCGGCTCCGCAACCTCTGACAGCATCCCTGCATGGTTGTCGAATGGTGAGTTCGTCATGAACGCCCAGGCAACCAAGGCATTCGGGCCGTGGTTGCAGGCGATGAACGATAACAAGTTGCGCGGTTTTGCCTATGGCGGTCGGGTCGACGGGAATGTCGTTTCTCTGCCGTCTCGCTCCTCCTTGCCGAGTGTTCGGGAGGCTGCTGTTAGCGGCGGTCAGCAGACCGTCCGTGTCGTCACCGAAACCCGTTTCGTGAATGACGGAAACTTCCAGAACTATATCAAAAGCGAAGTTGAGGAAGGTTCTGCGAAGACCTTCAAAGCTGGCATCCAGAAATACGACAAGAGCGGCGCCGTTCGCGCCGCTCGTGATCTGCGTCAGGTGAACCAGAGAGGCTATGCGAAATGAGTATTAGCCTCCCTGAATTCATCGAATATCAGGCTGGCCGCCCACGGCTGAATAAGCCCGTTTCAATGTCTCGGTATGGTGAACGCGCCATATCGATGATCCAGAACGGTGATGAGTGGTGGACGGTCAATATCGAAACACAGCCAATGTATGATGAAGACTTGGCCGAGTTCGAAGGCTGGCTTGCTCAGGCACAGAACGGCATGGAGACGGTCACCTATACCGTTCTCGGCAAGCAATCGTTGCCCCGTGCCTATTGGAGCAACCCGGGCAGCGCTGTGCCTGCTGACAATGGTTCGCTCACGTCTGTTACGGATGGCAAGACGCTCCTGATCGGCAGCATCACGTCTGGCCTGATAATGACCAAGGGCGATCTGATTTCGCTCACAACTGGCACATATCACAGCCTGCATCGCGTTACTGCGAATGCAACAGCAGGGGCGACGATTACTCTGCCGGTAGAGCCGCCTATACCGTCTTACATCGCAACCGGGGCAACTGTTCGGTTCAAAGATCCGGTATTGAATACGCGGCTTGTGCCCGGATCCGCCGAGGTTGAGGACGGTGTGATGCCAATGGCGAAGTTCCAACTTATCGAGGTGCCCAGGTAATGGCGTTTCCAGCAAGATTACAGCAATTGCTTGATGAAGGGAGGGGAAAGATCGCCTCTGCCGTCAAGGCCGAGTTTGGAACGGGAACCTACGGGTTTTTCTCCGGCAAGGGCAGTATCGTCTATGCTGGTCTCACGTATAACGGCAACACGCTGATCGACATCGATGAGCCGCAATATGCTCTGGGAAGCGCCGCCCAGCCCGTCACGATGAAGCTGCCTGCGGCGGCTGATTTCGGACTGACCCCGGACAAGCTCAGCCAGATCGAGCAGGAAGATTACAAGAACCGCCCGATCACGTTCTACGACTTCTATATCGATCCCGACACGAACGAGTTCCTTCACGCTGAGCCAACTTGGTACGGCTACATCGACAACATCGATCATCGTGAAGAGGGCGACGACTTTTGGTTGGAAGGCCATATTGAAACCGGGGCAATCGACAATTTCCGCGAGGGCTTCCGCTACGCCTCGCACGAGGATCAGCAGCTGGTTTCACCCGGCGACATGCTTTTCGAATACGCAGCGAGGATCAAGAATGAGTATTTCAAAATCAAGTTCGGCTAGAGTTCCCGGCTGGGATCGGGCGCTTGAAGACCTCGCGACGGCTCATGTCTCGATCATCCCCGAATGGGGTGTGTCCGACTGCCTGATGACGGCGGCAGATGCGATCAAGGCTGTCATCGGTGAAGACCCGCTTGCGAAGTTCCGCGGCAAGTACAAGACGGAAGCCGGGGCCGCTCGCAAGATGCGCGCCAATGGTTGCGAGAACGTCAAGGATGTGTTCGAAAACTACCTTCAGCTGGAGCCGGTCAATCGGTTCGTTGCGCGTCGTGGCGATGTCGGCGTGATGCTGATCAATGGCGAGTATGCGGCAGGTTTCATCAGCGGCACAGGGTTTGCGGTCAAACAGACCAACGGCCTTGCATTCTATCCGGTGACTGATATCGAGCAGGCCTACAAGGTCGGGGAGTGATCATGACGATCATAAAAGCGAAGACAATGATTGTACTTGGCGAGGGCGAAGACGCCAAGCTGCTGATCTTCTCAAATCCAGATGACTGTGAGCGTGAGTTTCTCCGCCTCAAACGCCGGCTGAAATAGCCTGCACCGCCACTACAATCAGCGCCTTTGAAGGTCCGCCAGCAGCGGGCCCTTTTTGTTGCGCCCGCATGAGGCTTTTGCATGCCATTTCTCGCACCAATATTTACCGCTATCGGCGGCATTGTATCGAGTGTGGCCGCATGGGCGGCTGCAAGCCCGATCCTCGCCGGTATCGCACAGACGGCTTTCGGGATCGCGGCAAAGTTCGCGCTCAATGCACTCTTTCCGCCCAAGACGCAGAGCCGAGCATCCGAACTGGAAACCCAGTATGGGGCGAATATCCCGCGTTCGGTCATCCTTGGCACCTGTGCAACCGAAGGCCATCATATCTATCGCAACAGCTACGGCAGCGGCGGACGGCTCATTCAAGACGTGTTCGTCCTGTCGAGCTTTCGCATCACGTCTGTGCCGCGTGTTCGCTATAACGGTGAATGGCGTGTCCTTTCGGTACAGGATGCAGACGGTTATTGGCTTGTGCCGAATGAAGGCACGAGCGGCGACGATCATGATAATGTCCGCGTCAAGTTCTACTATGGCACGATGGATCAGCAGTCCGAGCCGACGCTGATCAATAATGCCCGTCCTTCGGGCCGCTGGACTGCCAACCATCGTGGCGCGGGCGTTGCCTATGCCGTGGTGTTTTCGGAACTGCGCAAGAACGGCGATGGCCTGACCTCGCCAGCAAAGCTGCTGTTCGAAGTCGTTGGCGCACCGCTTTACGACTGGCGCAAAGACAGCACCGTGGGCGGCTCCGGCGCACATCGCTGGGAAGACCAGAGCACTTGGGAATATTCGGATAATCCGGTTGTCCAGATTTACAATCTGGAGCGCGGTTTCTTCAACGGCACGCAGCGCATGGTCGGCAAGGCTGTCCGCGCAAGCCGTTTGCCGCTGGGCGATTACACTCAAGCCGCCAACATCTGCGATGAATTCATGGTTGATGGTTCAAAACGCTATCGCGCCCACGCGATTGCCAAGGACGGTCCCGGCGCGAACCACGACGCCAATCTTACGCCGATCCTTGAAGCCATGTGCGGCTCGTGGGTGGAACGTGTTGACGGCGAATTTCCGATTGCTGGTGCTCCACAGGCTATCGTTGCCACGATCACCGATGACGATATCAAGCGCGGCGCTGCTCTGCGTTTCAGCGTGAAGCGCAAGCGCACGGAACTGATCAACACCGTCGCAGCTTCTTATATCTCGCCAGATGACTTCTATGAGACCAAGGACGCTGCTACCCGCATCGATGCCGGTGCATTGGCTGAAGATCGCGAAACGCTTGCCAGCGCCATTCCTTACGCTGCCGTCACCGATGTGCGGCAGGTCGACCGGCTGGCTGACATTGCCATTCGCGGCGCTCGCTATCAGGCATCGGCAGAAATCGTCGTTCATCCGAAATTCCTCGACACGATCAAGGAAGGCCGGTGGGTTCGCTGGAACAGCAAGAAATATGGTGACCGCACATTTCAGGTGCTGACGCGCCAGCTTGGCGGGATCAATACCGATGGTGCCCGCGATATCTCGCTTTCTTTGCAGCAGATCAGCAATGGCGTTTTCGACCCGACGGCTTACGAAACCAACCCGCCGAACATCATCGTTATACCGCCGCCGCAATACCTCGCTGAAGTGCAGAACTTCGATGTAATCCCCATTATCGTGGTGTCGAACGGTGAAGGCGAACTACCCGCTGCGCAACTTCTCTGGGATAGCATCGAGGATATCTCGGTCATTGGCGTGAACATAGAATACTGGCCAGCCAACGATCCGTCGCAGGTATTCAGGCGGTTTGTCACATGGGATGTGACGAGCGTAATTCTATCTGAAGGACTGACCTCACTCACTGATTGGTTCGTCCGCACACGCTTGCGCGTCGATAATGGCCGGTCGGTGGCGTGGTCAGCGAATACTCCCTTCACGACGCTGAAAGCCCGTTCGGGAGGCCCGGTTGATTACGAACGGCTCGACGATGACACGAAGGGCCTTATCAACTGGATGACGGACGATCGGCGCGAAGCGCTTCGTCAGGCTCAAGAAAACGCGACCAAGACAGCTGACGGCATGCTGGCCGGTTATGCCGATAGTCGGTCACTTCGCCGCGAACTTGCCAGCACCTACGGCAAGGCGAAGGCTTCGTGGTCGGAAGACATCTATGTGGCGACCGGGCCAAACAGCGCCATCGTGCAGCAGCTGATCCAGCTC